GAAGAAGAAAAATCAGTACTGGAAGCGATCGGCGATATCGAAGAAGACCGTGCAGATGCTATCAAAGAGCTTAACGAACTTACAACTATAAGTGCTGAGGATAGACTAACTCTAGAAGGTGAAATAAACACTGAGTATGATGATAGAATAAGTAAAACAAAGGCTCAACTAGCTCTAGAAGAAAATATATCTAAAGAAATAGAACAAAGACAAAACAAACGAGCTGGTTCAGACGAATTTGCATTGATGGCAGGTTCGTTAATGAATTTACAAGAAAGCTATAAAATATTTGATCTAGATAAGCGTGAACGCCAACAAAAAACATTCGAAGAAAGTCAAAAACAAGCTGTAGCACTACAAGAATTAGAAGATAAATTTGCTGACTTAAAATATGAAAAAGAAACAGCACTAGGCAGACTCTTAAATGATGAAGAAAAAACAGCCCTCGAACAGCAGAAGGCAGAAGAATTAAAGGCTTTACTAGAAATACAATCAGTTAGAACAATTGGTATGGAATTGTATCTAAATCAACTAGATCAAGCTAGAGAAAAAACAAACACAATGAACCACGGTATGATGGAATCCTTTGCAGAATTTGCCAGAATGGTAAATGATAAGGCTGCATACGGTGCTAGAATATTTGATACAATGACAAAAGGTTTCGAATCAGCAATAGTTAGCTTTGTCGAAACAGGTAAGTTATCATTCAAAGACTTGTTTAAATCACTAATGGTTGAAATAATCAAGATGCAAGCCAACAAGATATTCTTAGCTCTATTCTCGCCAACAGGAATGTTTGGAGATCTATTTGCTGGACTATTTGACAAAGGTGGACTTATACCAGGGGGCAAATTTGGTATAGCAGGAGAAAATGGACCAGAATTAATCAACGGTCCTGCTAGGGTAACAAGCACAGCCTCTACTGCCGAAATACTTGGTCGCAAAAGCGGACCAACACAAGTAACATACAATATAAATGCTATAGATTCTAGATCTTTCGAAGCCAGACTTGCTGAAAATCCAGAATACTTATACAATGTCACCCAAGTAGGTGCAAGGAGACAACCACGATGAGCCTACAAACAATAGTAGATAATGCAACTTATGTTACAATATACAGAAAGAAAATTGCAGGGCAATCAATATCAAGATCAGGTAGATTACTTACTTCTGAAGTAGTAAGTGCTGTACCATATCAGTTCACTAGCGGCATGCACAGTGGCTTACAATACAGTACTAACAGAGGACTTACAGAAGACTTAAATGCATTAGATGTAACAGAAGAAGCAACAATAGACATAGGTACGACTAATACTAGCCTTGCTTACATCACAGCATATCAAGGAGATAGTACAGGTATAGGAAGTGTTACTTGCGTATCAGCAAGTGGTTCAACACTAACAGTAAATGCCAGTAGTGCAGGTAGTGGTACATTCTTGTTTAAGAAAGGTGACTACATACAACCAGCAAGTGGATATAGATACCCATATCAAGTAACAGCAGATGTAGCCCATACTACTTCAAGCAGTGTTGCTATACCACTAAGCAGACCATTCATACCTCAAGACAGTTATACACTAAGTGGTAAAGGAATTGTAGTAGGTTCAGCGTGTACATGGAAAGTTAAAATGGTAAGCAAGCCTAAGTATAGTGTTATACCTGGAGATTTATTAGAATTTGACGATGATTTCGAGTTCTTAGAGTCCATTAGGAAAGAGGACGGGTAATGGCAACCACAATCACAGAAGTATCTGAAAACAATATTAAACATTGTTTGCTTATTCAACTACAAATAGATACAACTACATACTATATCTCTAATAGTTGGAAAACAATCACATATGACGGTAATGACTACACAGAACTAGGAGCATTCCTAGGTGTAGGCGAGTTCACGGAGGATATTAAGACCACAAACGGTGATTTAAACATGGTATTAACAGGAATACCAGCAGGTAATGTGCAAACAGTGTTACAAAATCAAGTAAAAGGTGGTGCTGTAACTATATTTAGGGCGTTCTTTGACGATAACTATGCAGTTACAAATGTATATCCTCGCTACAAAGGTGTTATCACTAACTATGCTATATCAGAAGATGTAAATTTACAAGAAGGTGATATCACAAACAGCGTATCAATCAGTGTAGCAAGTATAAACACCATATTAGAGAACAGAGTAAACGGACAAAGAACAGCACCAGGTGACAGAGAACAATTCTTCCCAGGAGACCAAACATTTGCCAGAGTGCCCGTTATCAATAACACACAATTTGACTTCGGTAAAGAGTATTCCGGAGGCGGTGGTTACGGAGGCGGCGGAGGTGGTGGCCGAGGCCGTGGTGGTGGCGGTGGCCGTAACCAACATCATAGGTAAAGATATAAAGGTTTAAAGATATGAAGATAAGAAAAGCAACAATACAAGACTTTGATAGAATAATGGAAATGATGATAGACTTCGCAAACAGTAGCCCATATGAAGCACATCACAATCCACAGTATAACGACACTTGGGTAAGAAGATTATTATGCAAATTTATGCAAAGCGGATGTATACTGTTAGCAGAGCATGAAGAAAAAACAATAGGCATGTTGATTGGAGATATATCATCCGATCCATGGCTACCAGAGATTAAAACACTTCGCGAAGTAGCGTGGTGGGTAGATGAAGAACATAGAATGACTAGTGCAGGATATAAATTATTATTAAAGTATATCAAGATAGGAAAAGCACTACAAGAAGCAGGTGAAATACAAGGCTTCACACTAACAAATATGGAACAGTCACCTGACTTTGACTTAGAAAGCAGAGGTTGGCGTCCCATAGAAAAGAATTATATTTACGAAGGATAACACATGGCAGTCTTTACAGCAATAGCAACATCGATAGTAACAGCATTCGCAACAGTAGGTGGAGCCTTAATTGCGTCCACTGGTGCTCTAACTTTAGCTGGTACATTAGTTACCTCTGTGATTGCTGGTGGTTTAGCAATGGGTACAGCAAAGGTATTAGGTGTGTTCAAACCACCTAATGTGGCTAGTGCAAAAGATCCAGGTGTTAAAGTACAGGTAGCACCAAGCACAGACAACAAAGTGCCTGTGTTCTACGGCAGTAACTTAACAGGTGGACTAATTGTAGATGCTGGTATCAGTAATCAAAACGATACAATGACTTATGTTATAGTGTTAGGTGAGAAAACAGACTCAGGCACATACACAATGGGTGATCAATACAGAGGCGACCAGAAGTTGAACTTTGGTGTTGGTGCAAGTAGTCATATAGTAACATCAGTAACAGATGCTAATGGTACATCAGCAAACAAAGTCAATGGTAAAATGCGTGTGAGAGCATACGCAGGTGGTACTGCCTCTACAAATCAAATATTCCCAACAACAAACAAAGTTGCCGCAACCACTATGTTAAGCACTATTAACGCAAGTACCAGTTACGAAGGTCTAGTGTATGTTGTATTCCAAATAGACTATGATGCTGAAGAAGGACTAACAGGCTTAGGACAATACACAACAGAAATAACAAACAGTCTCTCAGAGCCAGGTGCAGTACTAAGTGACTTCTTATTAAACAGTAGATATGGAGCAGGACTTACCACAGCAGAAGTAGACACTGCCAGTATAGCAGAACTAACAGCATACGCAACAGAACAAGTAGAATACCAAACAAGTGTAGGCACAACATTATCACACAATAGATGGGCAATCAATGGTATGATGGGCACATATTCAGATGTGTTTACAAACATTGATTTGATATGCCAAGCATGTAGCACATTCTTTACTTACAATCCCAAAATAGGTAAGTTCGAAGTTGTACCAAACAGAGAGGCAACAACCGCTGAAAAGAGTGCCGCTTATGTGTTTGATGATGACAATCTTCTAGGTGCAATAGATGTATCAAGTACAGAGTTATATGCACAATACAATGCAATTGAAGCAGAATTCCCAGATGGAGCAGAACGAGATCAAACAAGCACAGTGTTTATTAGCACACCAAGTGGTGAATTAAATCCAAATGAACCTACAAACAAATTAGTTACAAGATATCCTATCTGTAACGATGTGCCACGAGTAACTAACTTAGCACAAATTGATTTAAGACAAAGTAGAAAAGACTTAGTAGTACAGTTAGAAGCAGACTATGCCGCAATACAGTCAGATGTAGGTGATATAGTTAAGTTAACTAATGCAACATATGGATTCACAGACAAGTTATTCCGTGTTATGCGTGTAA